GTCTTTTACCTATCGGAAGTTTAAATCTTGCATCTAAGGAGCTGTTTTCACTATCTACAATATCGTTTTTTAGGTGTTCTGCTTTTAGTATGTAGTTTTTACCAACGTATCTTACAAAGAATTGTTTATTTATAAACTCTCTGCTTTGTTGCCTACCATTTGATATGTTAAATAAATATTCTAGTCCATCTACGTTTCCTACGTTAGAATTTTGTGTTACACTTCTTGATTCGTTTCCGTCATACCAATTAACTCTATCTTCATAAGAAAATCTAGCAATCTTCCTAATACCAAAGTTAAATGCAAAGTTATTAGGGTTTTTTACTGTAGTTTCAATAAGTTCGCTTTGCTGTGTTACATAAAACGTCTGTCTGCCTTGTAAACTATTGTTTTCTGAATAACTTACATAAGGAGTTGAATACTTAAATATATTCTTAAAGAATGTTTTAAACTTGTATTTCTTTACGATTTTATCTTCTTTCTTGCTTGACTCTGCTATTACTTGTGAAAACAACGTAGTTGCAAACAATAACATTATTATAGTTAGTATTTTTTTCATAGTTAAAATTTATCTTGGAGTAATATTTCAATTTCTTCAGAGAGAGTATCTTGCCAATTTTCAGGCAGCTTTAAATCTATACCACTTTCTATTTTTAGAACTTCTTCTCCGTTATTGTATAGAATTATTGTAGGTAAATATTTTACCTTTTCTTTAGCAAACATTTTAGAATGTTCACTCATAAAGTAGGTTTGTAGGTTGTAATCTTTGAATTCTTTTAATGATATTTCCTCAACAAACTTTGCAGTATAGTTGATTACTGTAATATCATCTTTATTCTGCGAATTACAAACAGCCGTTACAAAAAATGCACATAGGGCTATTACACATCTCATTATCTGTTTTTACTGATTTGATATAAGCGCTCATCAATCTTTCCTAATTGATCTTTAATTTCGCTTACATCTTCATTCATTGTTTCTTGTTTTTCTTCAATACGTTTAATTGTTGAACGCACCAACTCATCTTTATATTGAAACTCTATAGGATTGACAGTATTGCCCTCTAAAGATTCTATGCTCTCAGTATTGTTTGATACACTAGCTGACAAAGTTATATAGGTTGTTGCTATAGCTACTGCACCTGTAATTATAATACCGATAGTTTTTAAATCTAAGGTAACATTAGTGTCCTCTCCTATTTTAGCCATCTTTCTTTGATTTTTTTTGTTTAGCCTCGTACTCACTCCACCCTTCTGGCGCATCACCATCCCATTCAATATTAGCGCAATTTCCGTCTAATTTAATTATGTGAGAATGAGGAGTAGGTATGCTATTAAACATAGCAATTAAATCTTCTCTGCTTTTAAATTTATAATTCATCCTTTTCTTCTTTTTCTTTTTCTATGCTTTCATTTAAAATCTTTACAATTTCTTGTGCTTGACTTAAAAAAGCAATAGGTAAAGTATTAATAACTTGATTTACTCTGTCAACTTGTTCTTTTGTTATTTTCATTTTATATATTTTTTAATTTATATAAATTTACAAAATTAACTTGGTAAATCTTGATAATCGTCTGCATAATCAGCAGGTAAATATGATTCCATTGAGCTTATTTGTTCTGCACTTAACTCATTCTTATAAAAGTCATTAGCTAAAACCCACTTAAAATGCTCTTTTATAGCATCTAAATTTTCATCTGCTGCTGCTTGTGCTAACTGCCCATCAATCTGCCCTGCAATTACTGCTTTATGACTATCAGGAGTATTATCTGGTGTTACTGTGTTTCTATACATTTTTGTTATTTTTAATTATTAAGCGTTTTCTAATGCTGTTACTTTTGCTGATAAATCTTGTATCGCCTTAACAAGTACAGGTACTAATCTTCCGTAACTAGCTTCAAGTTTTTCTGGGTTGTTGCTATAAACTAATTGTAAGTTTTCGTCATCTAGCTCTTGTAAATCTTGTGCAATAAAACCTAAATCTTTTTGCCCTACTTTTGCACCATCTCGCATATTCCAATCAAACGTAACAGGCTTTAAAGAGTTTACTAAATCTAACCCATAATCTGAATCTTTGATGTTTGTTTTATCTCTTTTATCTGATAAAGATGATATTGTTTGAACTTGCGCTCTTATAGTTGCAATAGATGAATTTCCTAAAGTTATTTCATTTGTAGCATCAACTGCACTTGCAGAAGCGTCATATCCAATAACTGTATTGTTACTACCTGTTGTAACAGCATCACCTGCTTGTGATCCTATAAATGTATTATTAGCAGCTGAAGTTACATTGAAACCAGAACGATAACCTAAAGCAGTATTATTACCAGCAGTTAATACACCACCTAGTGAACTAACTCCAACTGCTGTATTTTTAATTGCACTTGCGCCATTTAAAGACGACATAGCTTCATATCCTACGCCTGTATTATCTGCTCCTGTTCCTTGCCCTGTTCCAAAACTAAAATATCCATTACAAGCACGATAACCTATACCTGTATTGTTAGCACCAGAGTTATAATTACCTGCTTCATACCCTATATAAGTTCTATTTGCATTTGTGGTGTTTTGCCTACCTGCTTTATAACCTACATTAGTATTTGAAACCCCTGAAGTTTGTGAATAACCTGCTTGATACCCAACGGAAGTATGATCATTTGCTGTACAACTTCTACCTGCATTATTTCCTATTGATGTGTTATTACTAGAGCTTGTATTATAACCTGCATTCTCTCCTACAAATACATTATAGTTTCCGTTATTATTTTTTCCTGCGTGATAACCGACTGCTACTCCTTTAAATACATTAGATGCGGAAAAAGCACCCTCTCCTATTGCTACGTTATCTTCATCTCCTGATACCCCTGCTCCTGCATCGTGTCCTATAAATGTATTACTTGAACCTGATGTCAAGGCGTTTCCTGCACCGTTACCAAAAACAGTATTATCAGCAGGGTTGCTACTTAAACTAGCAGGTATATTTACTAAATAACTTGACGTTCCGTCTATTAATACATCTGTCAATCCATTTAAACTAGTAGCACCACCACCTAAATTACTTGGTGCAATTCTTACATTATCCGATCCATCATATCCTACTACGAAATCTACATTAGCTGAATCGGTTTTTAATGTAAAATCTGAAAACTTTTTATTTGCCATTTTCTTTTATTTTATTTTTTTATTCTGTTACTATATATGTTACTGTTGCGCTTTCTGTTATTAAGAAATCACCATTCTCAGCTAATATCTCAAAAAGAGGAGTAGGTGTACAATCAACTAGAGCTTTATATATTTCACCCCAGCCAATCGTGTTATCACAAACACCATCACCCCACCAAGTACTTTCATATATTTTTCCCCAAGCCATTACTTACTTGTTTTGTATTCTACAGATACATTACCTGTATTTGTTTGTACCCAGTTCATATTTAAAAACTTTTTAAGTTTAACTATATTTTTACTTTTTGGTTTGTATATCACAGCACCCAACCATTAAATAGTCCGTCAGTATCTGGATAAACATCACCACCTGTATTTTGATTATACTCTGGAAATAAACCACTATTATTACATATGTAGTCTAAAAATCTTTGAGTATAATACTCTGCTGTATTTCTTGCTTTCTGTACTAGAAAATCAACTTCATTTTTAGCAACTGTTTCAGCATTTTCGCTAGTATGCTTATATACACCGCCATTTTTAATTTGATAAGCCGCATAAGGTATATACTCTGCTTGAGCATACCATATTAACATTGGCTGTACATATTCATTGACTAATGTTAAATAATTACCACTTAAACCGCTACCTGCAATATCAGCACCTATCTTATTATATAACTTAGTTCCTAGATAATTTTGAATTTCTATTTCTTGCGCAACCTTAATAAACTGTATAAATTTATCAGTATCTACATTACCATCAATAATAGAGTTTTTTACTAAGTCCGTTCTTGTTATAAATAATACTGTTGCCATAATTACCTCTTTAAATTATCATAAGTAAATCCCATCTTATTCCAATATGCAGCAGTGTACCCTTCGTATTCCATATTTCTAGGTGCTATAGCTACCTTTTTATTATTTGTTTTAGGTTTAAAACCATCTTTAATTGCTTTATTTGTACTTACAGTATCTCCTAAACTTCTATCGCCATCTTTTCTAGCATATATTTTTCTAGTCCATCTATGAAAGCATCTTGCTCCGCCTTTCCAAAGCCATATTGAATATGTTGCAGCACCACCTTTTCCAAACCCAGCATTTACAGGTTTATCACTCATTTCAAGAATATCTTCTTTACGATAAACTTTATTAGCTGCCATCATTTTTACACAAAACTCACGAGATGAATCAGCTTCACCCGCTGCTTTAGTGTACATATATCTAACTAAGTATGTAACATCTTCTTTACCCTTTTTTTTACTTTTGCCGTCTTGCTCACTCTCTTTATACGGGGTTGCTTTACCTACTCTAGCTAATTTTACTTCATTGTTTAATTGCTCAATGTTTGCATCTAATTCATCCTCTAAATCATAGTCTACCTCGTGTTCATCAATTAAATCATAATCTTTTAATAAATCTTCTTCATTTTCCCCTAAGTTTATAAACTTGTCAAGATCAGAAAGATTTGTATTTTCTTTATTCTCTGATAATTTAACTCCTGTTTCTTCTTCTCTTGTTTCAGCATCTACCACATTAGTTAAGTCTGTAAATTCAAG